AGTAATCGTACAGGCCAAGGAAAAGCAGGAAGAGTTAAATAAAACCATTGATGACGGCAAGGGCAAACTCCAGGAAATGAAGAAACTCTGGGATAAAGCATTATCTGGTTTAGGTAAGATGGGAATCAACACCAGTCCTGTGGATATATTCAACCAGGCAAATGATATAAAAGCAGCCGGAAATCTCATACAGTCCAGGACCGGAATGCAGGGGCAGGATCTGGATTTGGCAAAGCAAAGTGCTAAAAATCTATATGTGGATAACATAAGCGGCAGTCCTGAAGATGCAGCAAAGAGTTTATCTTCGGTTCATCAGATGACTGGTCAGACAGGTGATAGCCTGGAGCAGCTTACAAGAGCAGGATTGCTCCTTGAAGACACCTTTGGTTACGGCCTGGCAGACAGTATCCGCACTGCAGGAGTGCTGCAGGAGAGGTTTGGAGCTACCGGTGCTCAGTCATTAGATTTAATCGTACAGGCAACCCAGGCTGGACTTGATAAAAACGGGGAACTGCTTAATTCGATCAATGAATATTCTTCACAGTTTAAAAACTTAGGCTTTGAAGGGGCGGAAATGTTTAACATGCTGATTAATGGAGCGCAGAATGGAGAAGTATCAGTCAGCACTTTAGGTGAGGCTGTAAAGGAATTTTCATCGAGGGCTGTTGGCGGAGGAAAGGACGCTCAGGAAGGTTTTTCAGTTTTGGGACTTGATGCGGCTAATATGACAGAAGCATTTGGAGGCGGCGGTGACACAGCCAAACAGGCATTCCAGCAGACCATTGCCGCTTTAAGCAGTATGGAAGATCCTGTCAGAAGAAATATAGCAGGAATGAAGCTGTTTGGCAGCGCCTGGGGAGAGCTTGGCAGTGAAGGAATTATGGCATTGTCCAACTTAGATGAATCTGTAACGCTGTCAACGGAACACCTGGAAGAATTAAATAATGTGAAATACAACGATGCAGCCAGCGCGCTGAGTTCTTTGGCTAAGACCGTCAATATGGGGCTTGCTGGTCCCATGTCCGGTCTCGTAGAAAGTATAACAGAAAAATTAAATGATTTTACTGCAGGATTACAAGGGAATATAGGAGAAGCCAACGGGATTTTTGGTTCTATCGGCGTTGTTGCCGGAGCTGTAGGAAGTACCATCACAGATAATTGGTCTATCGTTGAACCTATT